CATTCTCGACATTCAATAAATGTGTGCTCATGTATTTCTAACTGACACTTTACATCTGCGTCTGTGCTGTCTTCGTAAAGAGTGTACACCGTAGCAACCCCTTCTGCAACAAACCAAAACTCTTGGCGTTGCGCATGCTGTTGCATACTTAGACAAGTTTTAGGAGCAACGGTAAGTTCTTTAAGTTTGGTGTTGCTACCAACTTCGTGCAGAACACGATAGTAGCCCCAGGTGCGCTCAGTTTTGGGCTTCTTCCAGTCTTCAAGGATCCAGCTGCTGCTGTTCTTTTTGTCCGTGCCGCCGACACCAAACGCAAACGATACCTGTGTCTCTGCCAACCGCATTTCAGGAATGTTTTCTTGAGTGCGATCGCCGCCATTTGCAAAAATGATTTCAGCATCAGGGTACTTGAGTCTTGTACGAACAATAGCGTCACAACTGGACCCATCCTGATCGTCAAACGTTATAACTTCGTCCACTACCCGCAGTCCTGCAGTTAGTGCAAAACGTTCACTCATAGGCATAAAAGGCTTGCCTTTTTTACGAGCAAGCCATTCATCAGAATTTAGCCCAACCACTAGCTTATCGCCTAGTTCACGTGCTGCTTGAAAGTAAGCAAGATGGCCCGAGTGAACAGGATCATATCCCCCCGTGCAAAGTACGATTTTCATTTTTTAATAATCCTTCCTTCTATATATCCTAGAGGAACCTTGTCGGGGGAAAATGTAGAGCAGGTTTTTGTTATAGGACAATGGTACCACTTTTTCCCACGCTTACCGTTTCCGGCTGCATGACGCCTAGCTGGATCCTTCATTTGAGCCAGCGTGATTTTTTTACGCATCTCAATTTGTGCAGGATCTTCAAATTGTTTTTTGTTTGCCTGACGAAGTTTTTCTTTAGTCTCAACGGAGTGACTCTTGCCTAGTAGCGGAGGATCTTGTAGTGCCCTCTTAGCTCTCATCTTTTCTCTAACCTCATCAGAGTGTTGTTTTCCGTAATAAGGATTATTTTCACCAGACTGATATTTGGAGATATTAGCTTTTGTAGTTGAGATTATAGCAGCATAAGTTCGAGAACTAATTTTGTAACGTTGTTGATATTTGTTTTCTCTGTTAACAATGTTTCTTAGAGCAAAGGACATCTTCATTTTGTCTTTTCCGGAGGTCATTTTAACCAAGAGGCGGTGACAGATAAAATGTTCTCTTGCAGTCAAAGCAACAATATTTTCTTTCTTATTGCTGCCACCAAGACTCTTTGGAACAATATGGTGCCGTTCAACATAGCCGCTGAATGTATTATTTTTCCTATGCTCGATGATGGCATTATACCATCTTGAATACTTGTTGTTAATAAACATACTTCCCCCATATGTTTATTTATACAACCTAGCATCAAAACCACCAGTAACACTAGTCATAGCGTAATATCTTCCATTCCAGCGGCACGGAGCTTGACAATATGACCAGACATCCACTGCTTGGAATCCAGGCCTTTCATGATACCTAACCAGCGATTGCGCAAGTATGCAACTTCATTAATAATAGTTTCGTAGTCGATAACTTCGTCTTCGCCGTCCACATACTTCTCAGCATCTCTGCTGGTCAATGCCCTAGCGTAACCTTCGAGATATTTTTGAAAGTGCTTTCGACGAATTTTGCGCAATTGAATATTGAGATAGTTTAACACAGCTTCAATTTCTTGCAGCTGGTTAAATCTATACTCAGTAATCCCCGGCAGTTCTTTGATATTACGTTCGACTAGTCCGCCCACCTTGCAGTCTGCTCTAGCACTGTCTAGCTCGCGCTCGTAGTGCTGAATGAAATCGGGCAGTGCGTCCAGACTGGCAACCACACGGGAATACCACATTTAGTCTTCCCAGTCGTTGTCTGAGTCGTCGTCTTCGGTTTCTTCTTCGTCTTCGTAACCAGTGTCTGTGTCTAGATACGTTGCAAGAGCACGTTTGACATCTGCATCGTTTTTAAACGCATCGCGAATGTCTTCTGCACTTTCATCATGATCAATCAACACTGCTACCAATGTCTCAGCAGCTTCTGCACGATCCACGGTGTTTACGTAACGCTTGAGTTCGCCCCAAATTTCGCTTGCTACTTCTGAAGTCATTATTCCTCCTCGGTTTCAGTTTCTGACGTACTTACCTCAGCGGTTTGGTTCGCAAAGTCTTTCATGACCACATCCAAGCAACCGTCTGTATTGGCTTCCCACGCTTTGCGGAACTTCTTGACAATTTCACCTTCCGAAGTAGTAAACACCAAGCTGTTGCCTTCACGCTTGAGCAGACCTTTCTTTTCAATCAAGTCTGTTAGACCCGAATAAGGACTCATACCAGTTGTGTAAGGAATCTTGACTTGTACACCTTCGAACGGTTTAGCGTAACGTGTTTTCATAACTTTACAACCAGCACGAATACCGTTTACTTCTGAAACTTTGTTGCCGTCAGCATCTTCTTTCAGTTTCATCTTCTTCATAGCAACAACAATAGAGCTGGCATAGATAAAGCCCTGGCCGCCGCTGATCTTGTCATCAGGGTCGAACATGTCTTGGCTCGCGTAAGTGTGATTTGTGCAAACCAATCCTACGTTGTAGCTACCAAACATGTTGACACAGTTACGAACTAGTGCAGTAAGCGCTTTGGGTTTGCGGCCTAGGTCACCTTTCATCTCACCTGCTTCAAACTGATTAACGTCTGTGGGGGTTAACAACATGCCCAGCGAGTCGATTACAAACAGTACCTTAGGGCGTTCGCCGTCGGGTAGTGCTTTGTAGTCACTCATGAATGTTGAAATTGTTTTAGCAACGTCGTCAATCATGGCCATACTCAGTTTTAGCAGTTTGCTTTCGCTAGTATCTACGCCCAGGGCCTTGAGCCAGTTTTCGTCAAGAGCGTTTTCACTGTCAACCAAGACCACAAAGATACCTTGTTCTTGTGCATGTTTGATGATGTTGCCAGAACAAATATAGCTTTTACCTGCCCCAGAGTCGCCAGCAAACACAGTGACTTTTCCCAATGGGATACCTCGCTGGAAGTCTCCTGAGATCAAGTAGTTAAGTGCATAATTGCCTGTGCTGATCCAGTCAGTCGGATCGTTGAATCCAATACTCAAGCCTTCGATGGACTTGGTAATTTCCTTGCGGAATTTTGAAATGTCGAATGGTTTTCCCATGATATTACCTTTTTAAATTATTACTAACTTTGCGTTATTATTCTGTTGAGAATTTTTATACAATATTGTTCGGTATCTATGCAAGTTGTTTTCTAAATCAACTGCATTAGCAATTGGAATTTGAGTAGTCACTGGCGGAATAGCATGCGCTGAACACCAAGACAAAAATTCTTTGCTGTGCGATATAGTCTCAGGACGAGCTAAATTAACCTGGAATGCCCATTCCAATGATTCAAAGTTGTAGTGATCTTTGTGGGTTAACTTGGTGTCAAAACATTTCCATTTGTTATAGTACTGGCGTCCTACATACGTATACCCAAATCCGAAATTTACAACGTCGTTGTTGGATTCCATAGTTGATATAAACGGATTATCAAACACTTGCCACTTTGTATCTGCTTTGAATTCTAGATTGTTTTCAAAAAGACCTTCTAAACGATGTACCGTTAAGTTTACTTCTTCGTAAGGATAAATGTACCCTAGCTTGATCATTGCTTCTGCTAGCTTTATTTTACGTATTTCGTCCGGATACGCATCGTGTAAAGTCCTGCCTATTTTTGCTCGACGATGGTCACTTGATTGTCTTAGTTGATCAATATCTATTATATAGCTCTGTGACTTTACCCAAACTTCGTGCTGACGATTTAGAAAACTTTGATCTAAGTAATCAATTTGATTGTCTTTTTCGGAAAACTTTTCGCCACACAACAACCATAATACCTCGTTGGTTTTACTCAACGACCAATGCACATCATTCAATCTTTGATCGCAGTCTTGTGCTATCGACGGAGCTGCAAAACAATTGTGATTATTACTGTTTGCTTTGTCAACAAACCATTCAATTATGTCATGGTTATACAGAACATCAAACAGAATAAACTCTTGCGAATTTTCAAATTCTAGTTTAAATTGCATGATAGTTATGCTTACATGGCCAGGCCATGTAAGCATTTACCTTTACTTGGATTGACGAGCGCGAATCATCGCAAGGATGTCTTCGGCTTTTTGGTTGCCGCTTGCTGGCTTGGTAATAGGTGCTGTTGAGGCTTCTTCAGCATCGGCTTCCCAAGGTGCAGCTTCTGCTGCTGGTGCTGCTGCTACTGGGGCAGGACGTGGTGTAGCTGCAACCGGAGCAGGTGCAGCTGATTCGTCAGTGCTGCCTGCAGGTGCATTGACACCAGCCGGACGGAAATACTGACCCCAGCGCTCTGTGTCGTACGGTTGGCCGTCTACACTAGCTTCAAACATTTCTTTGATCACTGCTAAGTCTGTTGCAGTAGGCTTCTTGGGCAAGAATGTGCTCAAGTCAAACAGGCCGTGTGTGTCTACTGAAGCTTGTTCAGCTTCGGTCAGTGCCGACTCTTTACGTGCCCACTTGGATGTAGAGTAATCAGCATACCCACCTTTGCTTGTCTTGCTGATACGGAAGTCCAGGCCGCGCATCAAATCTGTCGG